GCTGAAGAGTGTGTTGCGCACGGGCACCACCAACAACGACGTCAACCCGATCAAGTCGATTGGTCTGCTTGATGAAGGCGCTGCAGTGCTTTCGCGCCTGACCTCGCCGACAGCTTGGTGGGTTCAGACCGACGCGCCAGAAGGGATGAAACTTCTGATGCGGCGTGCGCTGGAGAAGACGATGGAAGGCGACTTTGAGACGGACTCCATGCGCTACAAGGCTACGGAGCGTTACCAAGTTGGCTTCACCGACCCGCGTGCCATGTACGGCACTCCGGGGGTCTAAGCAATAAATCGGGGCTGGTAATCCGGCAGCATCTGGAGTGTGGACAGGAACGATAAGCCCGTTACCACACAACCAGCCCCACCCTTTTTAATGTATTCGTCAAGCTTTTCAAGGAGAAGACGAAATGCCTCAATTTTCAGATGACCTGTACCTAGGCCCAGCGCAAACTTACATGGGTGTGGGCAACAATCCGGTAAACGCCACGTTCACCGGCTCCATCGCCACCACCACTTTGACGGTCACCGCGATGTTGAGCGGAGACCCTCTGTACGTTGGTCAATTCATCACCGGCTCCAGCGTTACCGTTGGGAGCTACATCACGGCTTTTGGAACTGGCGCTGGAACAACCGGCACTTACACCGTGAGCGCCTCGTCCACCGCGTCCAGCACCACTATGTACGCGTCTGGCAATGCGGCGATCTCTGATCCGTCGAACATGGACGTTGGCATTGGCCCGTTGGGTCGTGTTTATGTGTTCGATGTGATCCCGGAAGTAAAGTCCACCACCAACATCGCTACGGCAAGCGTCTACACCTCCGCAGTCACTCTGACCGCCGGTGCTGGAACGCGCTCTGTGGTGCGTGCTGATGGAACTACGGTTGTTCAGTTGGACTGCGCTCGTGCTGTTGCGACGACTACGGGTGCAGGTTCGCCGACCACCCGGAACGTCACCATCTCTGGCTACGACTACTACGGTCAGGCCATGAGCGAAGTGATTGCGACTGGCGCTGTTGCTTCGACCACTGTGAACGGCAAGAAAGCGTTCTTCCAGATCAGTGGGATCACGATTTCTGGCAGTGCTGTGGTCACAGTAGCGGTTGGAACGACCGACCTCATTGGCCTTCCGGTTCGCTTGATAGATCGTGGATATGTTACGAGAGCAGGATGGGACAACACGTTGGCTGAGGACGCTGGCACTTTGGCGGTGGCTGTTACGACCAACCCGGCAACGACGACCACTGGCGACGTGCGCGGGACATATGTGCCGTCCAGTGCAACCGACGGTCAAAAGCGGCTGGTTATGAATATCTCCCTCCCGGCGTTGGCTGTTGGGCCGAATGCAACCCGTCTTGGCGCTCTTGGCGTCACACAAGCTTAAGGAGAGCGAAATGGGTCAATTCAAACCAATGGTAAAGATGGAGACCACAGAGCCTTCAGTTATTCTGAAACTCGCGAAAGGTGGTCACGTTGCCATGAAGTCTAAAGGCGAAGAAGGTCACAAGCCGACGAAGAAGATGGACGGCGGAGCGATGGCGGCATTGGCGGGGACACCGGCTCTGGTTGGCCGTCCTGCGCTTAACGCGCCTGTAGCTGCTCCGGGGCGTCCGTCGATGAATGATCGTCGGAAGGCGATGATGATGGCGCAGATGATGAAGCAACGCCAAGCTGCTCAAGCCATGCCCGCTCCGGTGATGAAAAAGGGTGGCAAGGCTGAGGGTGGCAAGATGGACGAGTCGCAAGACAAAGCGATGCTCAAAAAAGCCTTCAAGCAACACGACACGCAAGAGCATAAAGGCGGCAAAGGCACCAAGCTGGCGCTGAAGACGGGTGGCGTTGCGATGGGCGCTGCCGGGTATGCTTCAGGTGGCGGCGTGAAGATGGGCAACGGCGGTGGATTCAAAAAAGGCGGCAAAGTCAATCGCAAAGCCAATGGCGGGGCGATGAGCTACGTTGACGGGAATGTGGCTGGCACGCCTCCGGGCAAGACCAACACCACCACTGGCGGAGTTAAGAAAGGCAACGCTGGCGGATACAAGAAAGGTGGCTCCGCAAAAAAGTTTGCTGATGGTGGCGGGTTGATGGGCGTATTAGGTGCCCCGTCAAAAACGTCCGGTTTTAGCGGAGATTTTGGAGGCGGAGGTGATGCGGGGGCTGGACTTGGACAGGTCAATCTAGGCGCGGGAACGATTGGCAAGGCTTTGAGTACGGCGGCTCAGGCAATCGGCGGCGGTGGTGGTGGTGGTGCAAATTTGAGTCCCCCACCTAATGTTCCCGGCGGCCCGATGAAAAAAGGTGGTTCCGCAAAAAAAGCCTACGCCACGGGGGGAAGTGTTAATTCAGGTCGTCCCGTGGCGATGCCTGAAGGACGTAAAAAGCCTTCGGCTCCTGTGAGCATCAACCAACTTTCTGGCACGTTCAAGAAAGGTGGCAGTGTAAAAAAGCTCAATGATGGTGGTGATGCTCAGTCTGATAAAGAGACAAAAGGCTATAAGGGCACCTACGCCACCCAGAAGGCTGAAAATTTAGCTGATCGTGAAGCCATGAATCCCATGAACTACATCCGTCCTCTTGTGGATAAGGTGAAGGGGATGTTTGGTTCTTCTGATGCACCCGGTGCGGTGACGAAGACTAAGGAGTCTACGACCATCGTTCCAAAGCGGCGCAGCGGCGGAATGGCTAATTGCTGAAATAAAACGGGGGCTTCGGCCCCTGTCTTTTTAGGAGAGATTTATGACTATCACAGCCACATCACAAACGCTGTTTGATGGTGAACGGATTGCCATCATGAAGTTTAATGCTTCGATGAGCACGACTGAAAATGAGTCTGCTGTCGCCAAAGTGACTCCCTCCGCGCTGTTGGCGTCAAACGCGGGCGGTGCTTGCGACGGGGTAAGTATTCTGAAATGCACCGCATTGACGCACGGTCTTGAAGTTCAAATGAACTGGGTTGCATCTACGCCGGTTGTCATTGAGACAATTCCGCAGAATAGCGCTTACACGCAAGATTTTGCTGCAATTGGCGGTTTGACGAACAATTCAGGCACAGGAAAGACTGGGGTAATTTCTTTCACCACGTTGGATGGTTCTGCTGGGGATGCTTACACGGTTATTCTTGAGATGCAGAAGCACTACGTCAACCCAACATCCTAATCATGCCAAGCAAATCCCCTTCCCAGCATCGTTTGATGGAGGCGGTCGCACATAGCCCTGCATTCGCTAAGAAAGTTGGCATCTCTCAAAAAGTTGGCAAAGAGTTTGCCAAGGCTGATGAGGGAAGGAAATTCAAGGGGGGTGGATTGTATTACAACATTAATGCAAAACGCGAAAGAATCTCCGATGGCTCTGGGGAAAAAATGCGGAAAGTTGGAAGCAAAGGTGCACCTACCTCGCAAGCATTTTTAGACTCTGCAAAGACCGAAACAAAGAAAGAGGGTGGTGTTTCTCTTTCTGTTGGTCGTGGTGAAAAGCTCTCTGTAGAGCGCGGCGCTGGGCTGACTGCCAAGGGCAGAGAGAAGTATAATCGTGAAACTGGAAGCAACCTCAAGGCTCCGCAGCCGCAGGGTGGCCCCAGAAAAGATTCATTTTGCGCCCGGATGTCAGGTGTCGTGAAGCACGCTTCAGGCGACGCCCCGAGGGCAAAAGCCTCTCTCCGACGTTGGGATTGTCCGGGTTGGTAAAGGGAGTCAATAAATGTCTACATCAGGCACTGTCGGCCAGACCGTAATCAATGTTCAAACACTGATTGATCATGGTGCGAGGCGTTGCGGCAAGCTGGCTGAAGAACTAACCTCGGAGCAGCAACTCTCTGCAAGAGAGAGTTTGTTCTATCTGCTGTCGAATCTTGCCAACCGTGGCATTCAGTATTGGGCGATCAGCAAGGCTGTCATAGGCATGACGGCTAATAAGTACATCTACAGCCTTCCAGTAGGCTCTATTGATGTTCTGAATGCACTGTACAGGAAACTGAGTCGTCCTTCTGTTAGTTCCACTGGAAGTTACTCGACCTCTGCTGGCGGTGTAATTGCCAATGCGTTTGACAGTGATACGGACACTGTTTGCCAGCAGACGTCCGCAAACGGTTCTATCTCGGTCAATTACGGCTCCAACAATCCGGTCTATGCCGGATCGATTGGCGTTCTGCCTTACGTTGCAAGTCAAGGATCCGCGTCTTGGACTTTCTCGCTTCAATACTCCACTGATGGGGCGACTTGGCTGACCCTTAACAATGTCGGAACCGTTACCGTTACTGATAATCAGTGGCTGTGGTATGACATTGACCCCGGTCAAAACGTTCAGTATTACCGCATTCAGGCTTCTGGCGGAACGACTTTGGCGTTGCGTGAGTTTTACGTTGGCAACAACAGTACAGAAATAACCATGTCTCGGCTAAACAGGGACGACTACACCAACTTGCCAAACAAGAACTTCACGGCAAACCAGCCTTTCCAGTTCTGGTTTGATCGGACAATTCCTCAGCCGACCATGTATCTGTGGCCTGTGCCTTCTGACCCTTTTGTTCAGATGACGGTGTGGTATTCAAGGCAGATTCAAGACGTTGGTGCTTTGCAGGACTCTTTGGAGATACCACAACGTTGGTTTCTGGCAATTCAATCGATGTTGGCTCACCAGATGAGCATGGAAATGCCGGGAGTTGCGACAGATAGGATCACTTATCTGGAAGGCCAAGCAACAAAGTATCTGTACGACGCAGAGCAGGAAGAAAGAGACAAAAGTCCGATCTACTACGCTCCGAATATTTCAGTTTACACAAGATAATGCCAAGATTTCTTGACACGCTTGGATTTTCGGACATTGCAATATTTATTTGCGACCGATGCAAAATGAAACGTCCGCACGCCGAAGCGAGAAACGACCCAAACTTTCCCGGATTGAGAGTTTGTGGTCAGGGGTGCGCTGACGAAAAGGATCCGTACAGGCTCCCGGCGAGGCCGACCGAAAGGATTACGATTCGGTTCCCTCGTCCTGACGTAAGCGTTGCGACGAATCCGAATAACCTGATAACCGGAGGTTACGGAGGTGCAATTATCTCGACCGACACGAGTGGTGGGATTGTTCAGAATAATGGCAACTTGGAAGGGGTGCTTGTCACGCCCTCTTCGACGTAATGGCTAACGTAACGATCAACGACCTCCCCTCTGCCGGGGCCATTACGGGCACAGAATTGGTTCCCGTGGTGCAGAATGGCATCACGGTTCGGACGACCACAGCGGCGCTTGCTGGGTCGCCGATACAGACGCAGACCTTCCTGACGCTGAACCAAGAGCCTACGCTGGCAAACAGCCGCAGGCTGTCCGGAGGGACGGGCGTAGGGCTTACGGATGGCGGGGCGCAGTCATACCTGCAGGTAACCCTCAACGCGGCCTCTGGGAGCCTAGAAACGGCTGGTAATGGCATTATTGCCAAGACCTCCAGCAACACAGTCGCGGCAAGGACGATGACTTCGTCTACCGCTGGATTGTCTGTCACCAACGGGGATGGGGTTGCGGGTGCGCCTGCTTTTGCGTTGACTGGCGTTGCTTTGGCGGTTGCCGGGGCGACTGGAACCGGGGTGCTGGCGCTTAACAGTTCCTCGACTATCGCGACAAGAATAATACTTGGGACAACGAGCCAGATTGACGTTACGGACGGAAACTTTGTCAATTCGCCCGTCATCGCGATTTCCAGCGACCCGACTGTACCCGGAGCCGGTGGGATAGTTATTCCCGCAGGAACTACTGGGCAACGGGGATCCAGCACTAACGGCACGCTGCGCTACAACACCACCACATCGACATTTGAGGGCTACGCTAACGGCTCATGGGGTTCAATTGTCAGCGGCGCGGGTGTAAGTTCAATTTCTTTTGGTTCAACTGGCCTGACCCCCGCCACATCGACCACTGGGGCTGTCACCGTTGCGGGAACATTGGCGGTGGCCAACGGAGGCACTGGGGTTACAACAAGCACTGGCACAACAAATGTAGTGCTTTCAAACTCCCCTGTTTTAGTAACCCCCGCCCTAGGCACCCCAAGTGCTTTAGTGGGAACGAATATCACGGGAACTGCGGCAGGGCTGACGGCTGGGACGGTCACGACAAACGCCAACCTAACTGGTGATGTGACATCAGTAGGGAACGCAACTACGCTGGCCACAGTTGCTTCGGCAGGTTCTACAGGGTCTAGCACAGCGATTCCTGTCATCACCATCAATGCCAAAGGCTTGACAACCAGTATCACCACGGCGGTAGTCGTTGCCCCAGCGGGAACACTTTCGGGGGCGACCTTGGCGTCTGGGGTTACGGCTTCCTCGCTGACCAGCCTTGGCACGATTGCCAGCCTGTCAGTCACCGCCGGGACTATTTCCACCACGCCTTCTGGTTCCACCGACATCGCCAACAAGAGCTATGTTGACACCATAGCGCAGGGGTTGGACACCAAAGCCTCTGTTGTAGCGGCTACGACTGTGAATATCACATTGTCTGGAGCGCAGACGATTGACGGCATATCAATCGTTGCGGCTGACCGCGTGCTGGTCAAGAACCAAACGCTGTCCCAAAACAATGGCATCTACCTTTGTGCTTCTGGTGCGTGGACAAGAACCACGGACATGAACACTTGGGCGCAGGTTCCGGGAGCCTACGTCTTCGTTGAGACCGGAACCACGTTAGCCGATACGGGTTGGGTGTGCACAAGTAACGCAGGAGGGACTTTAGGCACCACAGCAATCACTTGGGCGCAGTTCTCTGGTGCAGGCTCTGGGGTGAGTTCGATCAACTTTGGCACAACGGGGCTGACTCCAGCAACGGCGACTACGGGCGCGGTGACTGTTGCGGGAACCTTGGCTGTGGCTAATGGCGGGACAGGGCTTACCGCAGGAACCTCTGGCGGTATTCTGGCTTACACCGCCACAGGCACGCTGGCCTCATCTGCATTGCTGGCGGCGAACGCTTTGATGATCGGCGGCGGCGCTGGCGTCGCGCCAAGCACCACGACCACAGGAACTGGCGTAGTTACCGCGCTTGGAGTTAATACCGGAACCGCAGGAGCGTTTGTAGTCAACGGTGGCGCTCTTGGCACGCCGTCAAGTGGTGTCGCTACGAACTTGACAGGAACAGCGGCAGGACTTACCGCTGGAAACGTCACGACAAACGCAAACCTGACTGGCCCAATCACATCAGTCGGCAACGCGACCTCTGTAGCCGCCCAGACAGGTACGGGTTCTACGTTCGTCATGCAGGCCAGCCCTACGCTGACCACGCCGAATATTGGTACGCCCTCTGCTGGCCTTCTAACCAACGCAACTGGTCTGCCTCTAACCACCGGGGTTACGGGTGTTCTGCCAATTGCAAACGGCGGGACGAACAGCACGGCCACTGCCACCGCTGGCGGATCCGCGTATGGAACTGGAACGGCCTTTGCGTTCACTGCGGCAGGAACTGCTGGGCAGGTATTAACTTCAGCAGGTGCATCTGCGCCTGTTTGGTCAGGAATATCAGGCGGAACTTTTTGATGGAAGCATATTTGATTCAAAATAAGTCCAATGGCAAGGGTTACATTGGGATAACAACACGATCTGTTAATCGTCGTTGGTATGAGCATCGTTTTTCTAAAAATAGCTGTGGCAAGCTTTTGGCAAAAGCAATTCAGAAGTATGGGGAAGAGTCCTTTGAAATTACGGTTTTAGCATCCGCAATTGCCGATGTTGACAGCCTTAAAGAACTTGAAAAGCAATTGATTATTCAGCACAACACCATTGTGCCGTCAGGGTACAACTTGACTATGGGCGGGGATGGAGTCTTTGGGTACAAGCAATCTGACAAACAAAAAAAACGCAACGGAAATTTAAAGCGCGGCGTTAAACATTCAGAAGCAACCAGACAAAAAATGCATGATGCCCATCTTGGTGAAAAGAATCACTTCTTTGGTAAAGTTCATAGCGAAGAAACAAAGAAGAAAATTTCAAAGACTAAGAATGGTTGCTCTGGGCCGTGGCAGGGCAAGGAAAGATCCATTGAAACTCGAAAAAAGATTTCAAATGCGTTAATTGGTCGCGTTGGTCACAAACATACCGACAAATCAAAATTAAAATTATCAAAAGCACACTTAGGAAAAAAATGCCTCCTGTCAAATTAGAAACAAGAGCAAAACTTTCATTGGCTGTGGCAGCTAGCTGGGCCAAGCGCAAACAACTCAAGCAAGGAGCCTAATATGGCCGCCAGTGGATTTACGCCTATTTCTCTGTACTTCTCAGCCACTGGCGCTGCCGTTCCTGTTGCGGGGAACCTTGTCGCTGGCGAGTTGGCGCTAAATACAAACGACGGGAAACTGTATTACAAGAACAGTTCGGGCGTTGTGACCTTGTTGGCTGGGGCAACTGCTGGGCCAGCGGGAGGGTCTACCACGCAGGTTCAATACAACAATGCGGGGGTATTGGCGGGCATTACTGGAGCCACAACCAACGGTACAGCGTTGACGCTTGTTGCCCCCGTTCTAGGCACACCTGCATCCGGAATCGTCACCAACTTGACCGGCACGGCCAGCATCAACATCAACGGAACGGTTGGGGCAACAACGGCTAATACTGGCGCGTTCACGACGATCAGCGCATCCGGCACCGCTACGATGGCGACGATCAATGCGAGTGGGGCTTTTACCAGTTCATTTGACGGCGGTGGCAACCCTTGGTTGTCAAGGACGGGCGCGACTACTCAAGCGCAATATATTCAAATTGCAAACACAGGCGGGGCGGTATTAGCGGGAATAGAAAGTTCCGTGGGCGGGGTAATAATTACCGGATCGTCTGCATACGATTTATCAATACGCGGCCCGAGCGGGATTGCGTTTAGCGCGAACAACGGCGCTGCGGTACAGATGCGCCTTGCCTCTACCGGCCTCTCTGTAACCGGCACTTTTTCCGCATCCGGCACCAGCACGATGGCGGCGATCAATGCGAGTGGACAACTCACCGCAGTTACGTCCCAGTTTACATCCGGCGCAGACTCAATCAACAACGGCGGATTTTCCTCATCCGCGAACTGGGTATTAGGGGCAAACTGGTCAATCGGGGCTGGCGTAGCAACGGCGGCAACAGCGTCTTCGTTTATCTACCAATCCAACACAGGCAACGCAGCAAAAGTCTATGCGCTAACGTACACCGTCACCTCATACACAAGCGGGACAATACAGCCGTGGGAGAACGCAAGAGGCGGATTTGGGCCAACGGTCGCGGCAGCGGGAACGTACACAGCGTTAGTTACGGGCGCTGCGTGGAGCAACCTAGGATTTAGCGCCGGGGCATTTGTCGGCAGCATAGATAACGTCAGCCTGAAAGAAGTTTCTGTTTATGCAAACGGCTCGGCTTACATAGCCGAAGCACTCAGCGTGGGCGGCACCCTCGACGTAGCCGGGAACATCGCGGTCACTTCAAACGCAACCGTTTATTCCGGGTCTACAAGCTACCTGCAACAGTATTCTGGGCACACTCTACTAAATCAGCCATCGGGTAGCTCGGGATACTTAACGGAAAACAATAACCCGATTGTAACGTGGACTTCTGCGGGGGCATCCGTAACCGGCACCCTCGGCGTGACCGGCACCAGCACGATGGCGGCGATCAATGCGAGTGGGAAACTTGCCGTAACCGCAGCCGTTCCGCAGGCACAATGGAAAGGAACGGACGCCACCACTTCTTATCAAGAGTATTACTACAACACATCAACGCTGGCAGGATACATCGGCAACGGCAGTGGCCTCCTGAGTGGCGCTGCTAACTCTGACTTCATTGTTCGTTCGGAAAACTCTTTAAAGATAGCTGCTGGCGGTAACACGCTATCAGCAACATTCACATCAACCGGAGTAACCATACCCGGCACCCTCGGCGTGACGGGGGCAAGTACGCTGACGGGAATCGTCGGTATTGGCGGCGCGGCCTCTAACGGCAGCGGATACTCAGCCCTTGCACAAATAGTAGCTGGCCCCAATGCGGCGCTCTCTCTTAAAAAGACTGACGCGACAGCGCAGGAATGGGTTTTTGACGTAGTGTCAGGTGGCGCTCTTAGGCTACGCGATGTAACCGCAGCTACCGCACCGTTGTCGATTGCGGCAAGCACAGGCGCAGTAACCATACCCGGCACCCTCGGCGTGACGGGCACCAGCACGTTAACGGGGTTTACTTCAAACGGTTCGGGGTTTCTCAACGCAACAGTTGCTGATTTTGGATTCAGGACTGCTGGCGTAGATCGTTGGATATTTGAAAAAGCGGGGACTGAAAGTGGTTCCAATGCTGGTGGTGACCTTACTCTTTACAGGTACGCTGATAACGGTTCATTTCTTGGTACTGCAATGAATTTTGTCAGGTCGTCAGGTGCCGTAACCGTCACATCAGGTTTGCTCGGAGTCGGGGTAACTCCGAGCGCGTGGTCTGGCGGCAGTTTCTCTGCAATACAATCCACGGCCAATTTTGGCACTTCAGCACCCAACAATTATTTTATGTCAAACCTCTACTACGGGGCCGGGGCGTATAGATACGTTGGTACTGATCTTGCAGCGATGTGTATAGCATCAGCAGGACGATTTGATTGGTACACCGCGCCCTCTGGTACGGCTGGTAATACAGCAGTAACAAGCAATGTGATGACGCTTAATAACGCGGGGAGTCTGATTCTAACGCCAGTAGCTACGGGGGGAACGGCAAATCTTGATTTGTACAATATCGTTGGAAACGAAGCAGATCATTACTACACAGTAATGCGTCTTGCCAATGGAACAGCCATTGGCTCCATAAGACAAGTATCCACAACGTCGGCAGTCGTTTACAACACAACGTCCGACTATCGCGTCAAAGACCTGTTTGGGTCGTTTACGACTGCGCGGGAAATGCTTTCCGCTCTGACTGTGCTTGACGGTCAGTTCAAAGGGTCTGAACACCGGATACCTCTGATGGTGGCGCATGAGGTTCAAGCCGTCACCCCGTGGGCAGTTACGGGCGAGAAAGACGCAGTCGATGATGAGGGCTTACCCGTCTATCAGCAAATGGCAATCGGGGCACAAGAGGCTTTGTTAATTGCTGGCTGGCAAGACCACGAAGCCCGTCTAGCTGCCCTGCAAGCCGAATTCCAATCCTACAAATCCTCCCACCCATAAGGACACACCGTGAGCGAAGAACTGAAGACTGAGCCGCAGGACATTGTGCAAGCCGTACAGATGCAGCGGGACGCAGCATTGAATGAGGTCGTGCATCTCCGTGCGCTGCTGGCTGCGGCTGGGCGTAGGATTGAAGAACTGACAAAACCCGTAGTCAAAGAAGAATGATGGCTACCGTCAACGAACTCGACGTTCGCTTGACCTCGCATGAGGCGGTATGCGAACTGCGGTATGACACCATCAACGCCCGGTTGAAACGCATTGAGCATATCGGCTTTACCGTTGCGGGTTTCATCATTGCTTTGCTCATTCATCTTGTCCTAAAGGTCTAACCATGAAAAAGCTGCTTCTCCTCTTGCTGCTGCCAGCCAACGTGTTTGCTACAGAACTGATGATCTGCAACGGCGAATACGCTCTGTGTGCTGCGTCTGGCTCTACGCCCACCGGCAAGAAGATCATGGTCAAGGGCAAGGAGTTTGCAGAGGGGATGGCGGTCTGCCCTGTCCTTACGGGTCGCAGCGTAGCGAATGGCGCGTTGATGAAGAACTCTTGCGATGCTCCTGCCGGGAAGGTCTGGAGCCTTTTCAGTACCGTGACAGAAGCCCCGCAAGCCCCCACATGGGCCGTGGCTCCGTTGGTTCACCGGACTTTTGTCTTGAGCAAGACAGAAGGCATGAGCAATATGTGGAGTTTCATTTGCGACAAGCAAGCGAAGAAAACCAACAACGTACAGCTTGCGTCCTGCTACGGCCCGATCAACGAATCGCCCTTTACAAATGGGCATATCAAGCCGGGTACTACAATAATTACCGATGCTCCAGTTGGAGTATTGAACCCTGTAGGTGGAAACTTCTAGGAGACTATTATGGGCTTTCTCAGGAAACGTTTTGGCGAACCATCGACGTTGGCAGGACTTGGGATTCTGTTCGCCGTAGGAATCCCGATGGTGCCGCCGCAATATCAAATGCTGGCGCAAGGGCTGGCAGCGGCTCTGGGTCTGGGTGCGGCTGGACGGGCAGATCCGAGCAACAAGTGAAAGAGAAAACGCTGATCGTCGTAA